TCAATAAGAGCAAGATACTCTGATGTGTCTACATAGTCGTTAAAATCTTCTGGGTAATTTTGTCTTAGATAGGTGATCATTGCCCGTCTAAGTGTGTCAAAGTCATAACTACGGAATTCCGCATTACGGTAACTTTGATATACTTTCTGCCAATCTTCTGCAAGTAGCAGTCTATTTTGTCTGTCGGTTGATGACATTGATTATCCTTCTTTAAACTCTACTGTATTTATTGAAAACAATAATACTAGTACTTAATTGTGTCACGAAAGTCCAACGCTTTTATCAAACTGTAACTTTAGTTGTTCGCTAATATTATAGTCTAAGTACATCAATGTACATTCTATTTGTAATCCGCTTTCATATTCTGAAACTTGAACACCTGTTGCTTGTGTTCTAGGGTCATAATTTACAATATTTGTAACATTAGCTGTAATTGCGTCTTTCAATTGTGATGTTAATGGCTCGTATAAGGCATCCCAAATAATACAACCAAATCTAGGATCAGATAATTTTTCTCCTTGACGTATATTAAGATGATTTAATAAATTTTGTTTAATTAATGAAATATCAAACTGCTGAAAAGAATTATTATCAGGATTAACCGTACTAAATCCTCTGTAGGCTTTTTGTGCTACAGGCGGTTTTGACTCTGTTTTAGGAGTAATTTTAATTGTTTTGTATAAGTCTGTTGCCATGTTAATATTTACCTTATTTTAATCTCCGACCAAAACATCACCACTACCTGTAGCTGTATGGTCACACACTGTATTTCCATCGCCTGCATTGCATACTGCTATGCCACCAATAAAAACATTATTAGATCCAGCAATAATATTTTGAGGAATATGAGGTAGCACTCCGTGTCCTGCTACACCGTCATTGTCTACAATTACTTTTTCTCCATTAGCAAACACTGTTGTTTGACTAGGAATTAAGTCTCCTCCTGATGTATCGTTATCTCTGCTTATTCCTGGCATTATTGTACCTGTGATGTTCCTGCACCTTTATCAATAGGTGTCGTTGTTGTTAAACTTGCCAATGGTGTAAGTTCATTGTTAATAATTTTTTGATAGAATCCTTTTCCTAATCCAATTCTGCTTGCTGTGTTTGAACCGTTTGAATCAGCATATCCAACTGCTTTTTTAAATTGTGATCCTAGAGAACTAAAACTTGTACTTGTCCAATCTACACTTTTACTTTTTAAGTATGCTACTGCAACTTTTGTAGCAACTGTAGGATCGTTTGCCATGTCAGCATTGTTGTAAATATCAACACCTGCTAGTCCGCCATATTTTTTATAGTTATATGTTCCTGTAATTTGTATAAGTCCTCTACCTCTATATCTAAATCCATCGCCTGTTTCTGGAGGACCGTTACCCATTCTGTTTCCGTATACTGAATTTGCAATAGCTGGCGGTCCGCCAGCAACTAGTGCTTCTGCTTTACGCTTACCTGCTGATCCACCAAACCTATTTGGCCATACACGCTGTAGAGTTGATACTCTATAGTTCATATTTTCTGACCTTGGTTCAAAATTACATTCTTTTTGTACTTGGGCACAAGCCATTGCTACTGCATAAGCATTAGTTGATTTCCAAGTTAATGGATCTAATCCTAAACCTTTTATAAGTTCGCTTAAGAAATACCGTTGCATATCATCTACTGGTACTGGATCTGCTGGCTGGTTGCCTGATGCATTATCTGTATTTTTAGTTGGAACTTTGTCAGCATCAAATGGTTCTCTTACACGCTCACCTGTTACTGGATCTTGGATGTATGCATCTTGTGCATTATAGATACCCGATGTTTCTGAGTAATCAGGTATATCACTATCTTTATCAATTTGAGGTTGTTGTAATCTAACTTCTGGTGACGGTGCTAATATACTTGCTGTAGCACTAGGAGTATGTCCTGCTGGATTAATGTTTTCGTGTCCGTCCCATGGTTCATGTCTTGGAATACGTCTTGGTCTGTTTGCTTCAACTGCAACACTTGCTCTTGTTGCATCTGCTGTTACTCTCAACGGATTTCCGTCAGCATCATTAATAATATTATCATCTTTATCTCGTACTTCGTTAGCATCGTCTAATACCGCATTAGTTGCTGATTTAGTAAATGTATCACCGATTACATCTGCTGTGTCAGCCGCCGTAGCAGGCACTGTACTATTCATGTGTACTTGTGATGCTGTTTCAGAATGTGTACCTATACTTAGAATACTTGTTGTTGTTCCTGCATCTAATTTATTTGCAAGAGTACTTTTAATTTGTGTGTTAGCGGCACTTGTAAATTTATTATCGCCTACAGTATTTAAATTAAACGCTCCATTTACAGTCTGTCTGTAATCGCCAACTACTTTACTATGTAAGTTTGCGTTTATAGCAATATGTCCATCTTGACTAACTTGTAAATTATAATCTCCGTTAATTGTTGAACGCTGTGTTCCTTTGATTTGAATGTCTTGATCACTACCCACTGCTACAGTATGATTATTACCTGTCCATTCGTTTTTGTCCATTCCAACAAATGTAGTTTCGTTTTTATTTGTTTTAACATCTCTATCATTATTAACCATTAACTTATAATTACGTCCTGCTGTAAAGTTAATATCTTTACCAGACTCAATGTTTATATCTCTATCAGCTTTTATGTTAAGATCTGTTTCTGTTCTTAGGTTAATACTATCTTGTGCGTACACATCAATTTTGCCATTTGATGTTAATTCAATCCATGCTGTACCATTTGCATTACCAATGTAAATTAAATCTTCTGTGTTATGTAATAAAATTTGATGCCCTGTTCTTGAACGTAATCTAATATGTTCATTGAACGGTAACGTAACATCTGACTTACTAATATTATCAGGAGTATTCTCAATATCATAATATAGTGCTGGATTTTCTTTTGCTATTCCATTTCTAAGAATAGTAGGATCTCCATCGTCCATTGTAAATGCTGATCCGCCTAGTCTGCTTCTAAACATATAAGATGCACTTCGTACATCTCCATATGTTCCTTTTGGCTTGCCGTCACGCTTATCTAAAGGTCCAGGAGTATTCCAACCATAAACAGTATTAGGAATGTCACGTCTTGAACTTGTAGTTGTTGTTCCTCTAATAACATCTTGTTCAAGTCCTTGTTTTGCAAGTGTCAAAGACATCATAGGATTAATAGGTCTTGGAAATTTATCTGGATTATTTCCTTTACGTATATCTAAAGGTCCTGTTGCGTTAGCTCCAATACCTTTATTAAATTCTCCTACGGGTAAACTTTTACCTTTGAAGTCATCCAGTATCCCGTCTTGTACAATATTAGTTGACTTATCTGCTGGATAACCGCCTGGAACCATCATGTTCATATATTCGTCTTGAATACATCCTATCCAATAACACTGGTTTGGTGATCCTTCTGCAAATATAACAAGAACTTTAGTTCCTGGATCAGGTGGTACTGCCCAAAATCCGTAACTCTGTTGCGTATTATAATAGTCGTTATTTTTTCCGTTACTACGAACATCTGTAGTTCCGTAAAACGGTGAGCAATACCTAGCTGTAAATAATTGTCCATCGTCTAAATCGTCTGAGCCAGCAACTGTGTTAGGTAATAACTGTACTCGTAATGCTCCCTGACGTTTAGGATCTAAATGATTAACTACTTTTGCTAGAAAAGGGCCTGGAGGCATTTTTGCAAGGCCAACACCCGACGAGCGTTTATTAATATTATTTGATTCTATTTGATCCATTATGTTCTATCGTGCTCCATAGTCGCCGTCATCGCCTGGTAAGTCAGCTGTGTTATCTGCACCATAGCCACCATCTATACCAGCATTTGGGTTACTTGTTTTTCCAAATGCTTCTCTTTGATAGTCGACATCTGAGTCAACCTGTGCATTTTTATCTACTTTTGGTTGTGATGGTTTTGGTTTATCTTTATCAGTTGCTAACTTAGCCGCTTCTTCTGTAGTTAAATTAGCTTGTTGTTGTTCGCTAACATCTATTATGCCATCCATATTTTTATCAGCTACAGCAAAATCATGCTGAGGACTGTTTTCGCCAAATTTAGCTTTAGCTTCATTTTGTGCTTTTGTATAGGCTTCTTTTTGGTCTTGTATTTTCTTTTTGGCCGCTTCTTCTAGATCTTTTAAATCAAAGTTAGGACGTTTTACTAGTTCAAGTTCTTGTGTAAATAAGTTGCCTGAAAAATTATTATTGACTCCAACAACTTGATACAATCCACTGAAGTTTGAAACTCCAACAGCTGGTCCGTCCATTTTATAATTTCCTGCTTGTGGATCAATATCTATAGGAGATAAAAAGTTTAGCAATATATCAACTTGTCCGTTTTGGTAACTAATACTTCCATCCGAAGTGACATTCGTCCATTCAGTTACACTTGCGTTATAATTTCCTGTTCCGCTATCTGCAATATAATAAGGATCTCCTAAAATTTTAATAGTCATTGTTAATAAGTCAACATCACTGTTTACAAGGGCTTCATTAAACTGTCTAGCCATTCTTCTTTCTGCTGTTTCAGTCACTGCACCAGCAAGTTCTTGTGATTTAGACTGTGATACATCGCTTTGTATGTTTGTTACGTTAGCACCAGTTTTATCTGAAGTATCGTTGTCTAATTCAAGTTCTGTACTTTTTTCTGTTGAAGACTGATTTGAAGCATCGTTGTTACCGCTGTTATTGTTATAATCAGTTGATATAGATCTATAAAATGCATTATTAAATTCGATATTAAATTCTAAAATATCTTTATTAAGTCCTGTGTACATATAATTGTATGCTTTGGCCGCTTCTTCAACTAGTTTATTATATCCTGCTGGTGGGTCATTAGGTAATTTAAATATACTTGTATTTGCTCTATATGGTACAACTTTATATACGTAAATTCTTGGCATTCGTCCTAGTGCTTTTTCGGCTTCTTTATCAGCAACCATATATACATCAGCTTCAACTCTAAACCAAGGTATAGTACCATCTTTAGCTTGAAGCTCTTTTCTCATTATAGTTTCACCAAAGGCACTTAATAACACAAGCTCTTCAAGGACTCTTTGTATTGGTGTTCCGGCTCTAAACTGTATAGTGCGTTGTTGAGGATTAATTAGAGTGCCATTTTTTGAATATGTCATTGTTTTAGGATTTAAAGCAAATCCTGATTTGCCAAATGGAGTATCTCCATATGCTGTTGGTATTTCAGTTGTAATTTTATTTCTACCAATAGCATTAGTTCCTGTATCTCTATTTGCTATTGTTTTTTTAATTGTTTCGCTTAGATTACCTCTTTTAATACTATAACCTAATAATGAATTAACATAGTCTTTTTTCTGCTTGCCTTTACTCTCGGCCCAATCTCTAGTGTCCTCAGCATAGCCTGCACCATCTTCTCGAGAATCAATTGTTGTATAGGCCGCATCATAATTAATTCCTTCTTTAATTATATAATCGTCCCCTTCAGTTGCAGTATTTTTACCATATTCTGTTCCAGAATTTGTAGCATCTTTCATTGCATCTGCCGCCGCCGCACTTGAAGTATCTGTTGGGAAAGAAAATACAAATTCATCTGTTTCAACTTTATTTTTTTGGAACTTTTGTTTTTGTAATAAATGTGTGTTAATTTGTGTTGCTAAACTTCCTAATCCTGATTGACAAATTTCTTCAAGGTCTGTCCCGTGTATAGTAACATTACATGGCAAGTTTTGTGTTCCATCTTGAAATGCTTCGTCATTAAATGCACTACAAGAAAATCTATAAATTGAACCTTCTGTATCAACATTAAAATCAACACTTACAATTTTTAAAGGTAAAAGACGTTTAGCTGACGATAGTTGGGGATTAACTTCTCCTTCACCTATATCTTGCCAGCCTACAAAATTAATTGACAATAACCAAGGTGCTTCTAAATAATTAGTATATCCTGCATTGTTAGATGCTAATTGCATTGTTTGTAAAAGTTGGCCCATACTATATGGTTCTCTAATTTCAAAACTTAAATTATAAAAATTAGTTGATCTACTTTTTTTGTTTGGTGCAATTACAGTTTGTATATCTACATTATCTATAAAATATTGTGTATCTATATTGTAGTGTTTTTCTGCATGTGTTCTTGGTTTTTGATCAGCATTAAATGATCCTCCAGATTTGAGCACCATGTGTCCATTTCTAAGACCGGTTTTTCTGTAGGTATCATCTGGAAAATTTAATTCATCTGGACTTATGCATCCAAACGAAAATATATTATTATAAGATGCAAATGATTCTAATTCATTTGGTAACGGTAATGATCCTGGTTGTTGTGATATTTGAGATGATAGAGCTTTAGGCGGTGTCTTAACTTTTGAAACATCGCCAAATGTTGCTGATTGTGATCCTCTGGCTCCATAGTTTTGTGATACTGGGTACGGTTCATCTTGTTCTAAAACTTTAACTATAGGACTTGAAGTTTGATTAGCTTTACTAATAATTCCTGAAAACGGATGTCCTTGGAAGAAAGGAGGTATTTCGCCCTTCTTAGCGGCCTCTCCGTTTGTTTCATACATGTCGGCAAGACCATGCATGCCAAGAGCTCGCATAACCTTTTTAGCTTCTTCAGGATCGCCTTCGGCTGGCTTTGGTTGTTTGGGAGGTTTTGTACCCAACTCATTATATGTTTTACCGCTTTTGTCTTTTGGATCTACTTTATTACCTGGAGTGATTAGTGCTTCTCCAGTTTTAGGATCCGTTCGGTATGTAGACAAATTTATTCTCCAATTGCTTCTTTAACACGTTTTGGATCTGGCAAATAAATTTGTACTCCAGGTACCATGTCGTATACAGGGTCTTCAATAACGTCTAAATTTCTTTGTGCAAAAACCCACCATAGTTTGTTTGATCCATACATGTCATGAGCTAGTAAATCTGGCCTGTGTGTATACTGAGGCTCAATAGTATATAACGGATCATCAGCATATGCTGGCACAGGTCTGATTGATAATATATCAAGATTTCCGTTGAATTGTGTTTTTGTATGTTTGTATGGGCTACTCATTAAATATATCCTTGTCCAAGATTAGATCCATTAGTAAAGTCTGTATAATTAAATGTTGATTGTTTTGATCTACTGTATATAGGTTGGACTGTAATACTAAATTGTGATTCAGCTGGTGCCCAACCGTAATTTAGTTTTGTAGCAGACTGATCCATCATAGCTCGTTGTGCTTCTCGACCAGATAAACGTGGGCCTGTACTAAATCCTGTACTAATATAATCAACTTCATTAGGCATATCAACTGTAAAGTTTTGTATAATAACTGGAACATTGTTGAATACATAGTCACCATAACCATTTAATTTTGCAATAGGTGGTGGAGACCCTGTGCTGTTCATTCCATAATCCATTTTGGTCATTGTTCTTAAATAATGTAAACATGCCATCCAATATCTTGCTTCTGTTGCATTTTGGACGTAAAATTGTCCCACAATGGTCATTGCGTCCACTTGTGAGTTCTGATACGCAAAGAACGGATAATTATTATGTATAGGGCTTACAGTATTATATGCGGCTGAATGACTGATAATAATTGTAGGTGTATAAGGAAAAACCATGTTTCCACCTGTAGATGCTTCGTTTAACGGATTTAGTATTCCATCTGCGGCAATTGATGGAGGAACTGATAATTTGACACGCCAATCTTTGTTTTCAACATCTGTATTAAAAAATGCTTTTGATTTTGCTTCAAAGTTATTAGCACCTTTCTTTGGAAGGTTCACACCTCGCATTTTAGATCCTAGATCACCTGCAATATCACCAAATATGTCTTGTCCAATATCTTTTATGGTGTCAATACCACCTGATATAAAATCAGGAACATTACCGCTTGCTACATTCTGTCCTGCGGCGCCAGTGCCTGTAGGGGGTTTCTTTTGACCCGCCGCATAGTTGCGAGCAGATACGTAATCACTGTCTCTATTTCTTGCCATAATTTAATTGTCTCCTATATACATTATTTAGTTGACTTTATTAACAGAGTAGTTTATAATATAACAAACAATCGGAGAAAATATGAATAAACGTGTAAATTATCTAAACAACAAGGACATATTAAAGGAAATACACAAATCCAAGACTACATTCTGTAGTTATGTTGATCCTGAGTATGGCCAATATGATATAATCTTACCAGAAATTGGTAAAATTAATATTAGAACAATAGCTGAAGCAAAACGCAATAAAGCAAAACGCTTACAGCAACAAGCCTTTGAAGCCGCTAAATTAGCAGGCAAGAGAGTAAAACTAGCAGAGTTTGAAATTGACTATCGAAAGATAACAAAAGAAGAACTAGTATTTCGTATTATGTCATTTGACCATATTCCAGAAGAGCCTGGACGTAAGAAAAATCCTAAAACACCTGCAGACTATAGAGTAAAATTAAACTTTCCTCCCTTCCAACATTTTAAACATGATGAAGCTGGAGAACTAGTGTGTATAGGCAAAAGCCATTGGGAAGGTGGTATGGACAACGGATACTTTAACAAATCACACGGTAAAGCAACTAATAAACTTGCTATGATGTGGATGAAACTTTGTGATCGTTATGCAACAAGAGGCAATGTACGTGGGTACACATACAATGACGAGATGCGTGGACAAGCAATTCTACAGTTAGCACAAATTGGTTTACAGTTTGACGAATCAAAGTCTAATAATCCTTTTGCTTATTATACTGCGGCAGTTACAAATTCATTTGTTAGAGTTATTAATATTGAAAAACGTAATCAAAATATTAGAGATGATATATTAGAAATGAACAATATGAATCCTAGTTATACTAGACAAGCACAAGGCGAATGGGATCGTGTTAAAACACAAGATGCTAAACCACCTGTACCAAATCCTTCCAAAAACACTTGACTTATATCAAATTATAACGTATAATATACAAAAGAGGAGTACGGATGTTTAAAAAAGCGGCGGTGTTTACAGATATTCACCTAGGACTGAAGTCTAACAGTAGACTACATTTACAAGATTGTGAAGACTTTGTAGATTGGTTTATTGAACAAGCAAAAGCAAACGGTTGTGAGACTGGTATTTTCTGCGGTGACTGGCATCACAATAGAAATACAATTAATGTACAAACACTAGACGCGACTACACGTTGCCTAGAAAAATTAGGTGCGGCTTTTGAAAAGTTTTACTTTTTTGCAGGTAATCATGACTTGTACTACAAAGACAAACGTGATGTTTACAGTGTAGAGTTTGGCAAACATATTCCTGGTATTACATATGTAGATGAAATACTAGTTGAAGATGATGTTGCATTAGTCCCTTGGCTTGTTGGTGAAGAATGGAAAAAGATTAGCAATATTAAAACAAAATATATGTTTGGTCATTTTGAACTACCTAGTTTCTATATGAATGCAATGGTGCAGATGCCTGATCATGGCGAACTAAAAGCTGATCATTTTAAACATCAAGAGTATGTGTTTAGCGGACACTTCCATAAACGCCAAGTACAAGGTGCAGTACATTATATGGGTAATGCTTTTCCACACAACTATGCAGATGCATGGGATGATAAACGTGGTATGATGATACTTGATAAAGAAAATAACGAAGAACCACAATATATTGATTGGCTTGACTGTCCTAAGTATCGCACGGTTAAACTTAGTCAACTACTAGACGAAAAAGACACACTACTTAAAAACAAAATGTATCTTAGAGTAACACTTGATCTTCCAATTAGTTATGAAGAAGCAAGTTTTATAAAGGAAACATTTATTAACGAATACGATTGCAGAGAAATTACACTAATTCCTAGTCAACAAGACGAAGAAATACATACAGACATTGACATTAGTACATTTGAAAGTGTAGATGAAATTGTTACTAAAGAAATTACTGCATTGGATACAGAAAACTACGACAAGAAGTTATTATTGGGAATCTATGACGAACTATGATTAAAATAAAAAGTTTAACCGTAAAGAACTTCATGAGTGTGGGCAATCAGACCCAAGCAGTTGATTTTGATAAACAACAACTAACACTTGTGCTAGGAGAAAACCTTGACCAAGGTGGCGATGATAGCGGATCACGTAATGGTACAGGTAAGACTACTATTATAAATGCATTAAGTTATGCCTTGTACGGGCTTGCTTTAACAAATATTAAACGCAATAATTTAATTAATAAAACTAACAACAAAGGTATGTTGGTTACACTGTCTTTTGAAAAGGACGGACAAAATTATAAGATTGAAAGAGGACGTGGTCCTAATATCTTAAAGTTCTATGTAAATGAACAAGAACAAGAGATGTTAGATGAGTCACAAGGTGATAGTCGCAAAACACAAGAAGACATTATACATCTATTGGGTATGTCGCATAATATGTTTAAGCATATTGTTGCACTAAACACATACACAGAACCGTTCTTAAGTATGCGAGTCAATGATCAAAAAGATATTATTGAACAGTTACTTGGTATTACAATATTATCTGAAAAAGCGGAAGTACTTAAAGAAAAAGTAAGACAAACTAAAGAAGCAATTACAGACGAAACTGCTCGTATAAATGCTATTGAATCTAGTAATACACGTATTGGTGAAACTATTCGTAGTTTGCAAACAAAACAAAGTGCATGGAATACAAAACAAAAAGAAGATATTGCTAAATTAGAACGCTCGATTGACGAATTAGAACACTTAGATGTAGATAATGAATTAGATAAACACGAAAAACTAGCAAATTGGGCAGAACAAAATAATGCCATTTTGGCTCTTAAAAAGGAATTAAGCACATTAGAGCCAGCACTAGTACGTGCAGACAGAAGTGTTGAAAAAGCACAAAAAGACTCTAAAAATTTAGATCAAGGCACTTGTCATACGTGTGGTCAAGAACTGCATGACGAGAAAAAAGACGAACTACAAGGTAAAAAAGATAAAGAACTTAAAGACGCTATTGCATATCAGTCTGAAGTAAGTTCTAAAGTTACTGACGTAACAACTGCACTAGATAATATTGGTGATATTAATGGTCAACCTACAACATTTTATGAAACACTTAAAGAAGTATATGATCATAAACAGAATGTAGCACAATTACAAGAAGCACTTGATCGTTCTAAAACAGAAATTGATCCTTATCAAGAACAGATTGATGATTTAAATGAAACAGCAATACAAGTAATTGATTGGGATACTGTAAACAACTTAACAAGTTTAAAAGATCATCAAGACTTTATGTTAAAACTGCTTACTAACAAAGATAGTTTTATTCGTAAAAAAATTATTGATCAAAACTTAGCATACCTAAACAACAGACTTACTAACTATCTTGACAAACTAGGATTACCACATAGTGTTGTATTTCAAAATGACTTGACAGTCGAAATTACACAACTAGGACAAGATCTAGACTTTGATAATTTAAGTAGAGGTGAGCGTAATAGACTTATACTTGGTATGAGTTTTGCATTTAGAGATGTTTGGGAAAGTTTGTATCAGAATATCAACTTATTGTTTATTGATGAGTTGATTGATAGCGGAATGGATACTAGCGGAGTTGAAAACTCTTTAGGTATTTTGAAGAAGCTGGGTAGAGAAAGACAAAAGAATGTTTATCTTATATCCCATAAAGATGAACTAGTAGGAAGAGTAACACACGTTCTTAAGGTTATAAAGGAAAATGGCTTTACATCATATGAGAACGATGTAGAAATACACAATGAATGACGATATACATGATAAGCTAACAAAAGCATATATGTCATACTTTAAGGCAAACGAGAAATTTGAGGCTCGTAACTCTGTGCGAACGCACCGTGAAAGCAGAAAGTGGTTACGCGAAATACGTAGCCTAGCTAAACAGCGTATGGACGAGATACACAATAAGCATAATTCCAAAAAGGAAGGCCCCAAAACATAGGCAACGGTAAGTACCAGTATGCAATGGACTTATCAAGGTAAAAAAGTGAAAGAAATGCCTGAAGGCGTTGAAGCATTTGTATACTTGATAACAAATAAGTCTAATGGCATGAAATACGTAGGCAAGAAACTAGCAAAATTTAAGACAACTAAACCTCCGCTAAAAGGCAAAAAGAATAAAAGACGTGGAACAAAAGAAAGTGACTGGAAAACCTATTGGGGATCTAGTGATAGACTTAACGCAGACGTTGAAACATTAGGCGAAGACAACTTTACTAGAGAAATATTACATTATTGTCCAAGCAGAGGCATTGCAAGTTACTTAGAGGCACGAGAACAATTTGAACGCAGAGTACTAGAAACTGATGATTACTATAATGGTATTATTAATGTTAGAGTTGGCGGGTCAAAGATTCTAAAAGAACACTTACAAAAAATATAGGCAAGCCAATACAGCACATAAGGATAGCGGGCCAGATAGATAATTCCGCTGTGAAAGGGTGGCATGAAAACCACACACGTAACATATTGATTCATACGAACCATAACGATCAATATAGGCTAGTTGCTGTTAGTCAAGAACCACAATGTTCATAAAAACTCTTTAGCAATAGGAACGAAGCGAGAGGTAATGTATTATAAACTGCACATTAACTTAGTTAATGTACTCTTTATGTTACATATGTCGACGTAGGTTGGGAAAGGTCAGAGCCCATTGAACAGTGAAAATACCTATTTCCGAATCTCGGCTGTGACGAACTCACATGAAGTGTCAAGATTAGATGGAACCACT